ATGTCATTCGCATTCAACTCACGTTATGTCCTCCTCACGTACGCACAATCTGATGGTCTTTCTGAATGGGACGTTCTGGAGCATATCAGTGGCCTTGGAGCAGAGTGTATCATTGCGCGAGAGAACCACGCTGATGGGGGTACTCATCTCCATGCTTTCTGCGATTTCGGACGAAAATTCCGGTCCCGACGATCCGATATCTTTGATGTTGGAGGCCGCCACGCGAACATTACGCCATCAAGAGGTCGTCCAGAGTTCGGTTGGGACTATGCAGTCAAAGATGGAGACGTTGTTGCAGGGGGGTTGGCACGGCCGGGCTCAGGTGGACTTCCTGAGGCTCCGAATAAATGGGGCCAGATTGTCGGAGCAGAAAACGAGCAGCAGTTTTGGGAGCTTGTTGAAGAGTTGGATCCAAAAGCACTCGCAACTCAGTACCCATCACTCCGAAAGTTTGCTGACTGGAGATTCCGGCCTGTCGCCGAGTCCTACGTTCATCCCGATGGGCTCGAATTTGAGCTTGGAATGGTACCTGAGCTGGTTGAATGGAGAGAACAGTCTCTTGGACATGATTCAGGAGGTGAGTCACGCATCTCCTTCACGACCCTGCGGGGCCTAATATGTTCTATACTTCTCTTTTTGAGGGCGCTTAACAGGTGTGGTGGGTTGGGTCCGGCTCCGGGGCTCCCTTAAGGGTCGCGCCCTACGGCCTACCGTTTTAGAGTGTTATGCTGACTAAGCAATTAGTAAGGCAGAAGTCCTTAGTCATATATGGTCCTACCAAAGTGGGTAAGACCACTTGGGCTAGGTCATTAGGCAACCATGTATATTTCATGGGAGTCATGTCCGGTGAAGTTGCCTTGCGCGATATGCATGACGCGGATTATGCTGTTTTCGACGATATGAGAGGTGGAATAGAGTTTTTTCCATCATGGAAAGAGTGGTTAGGCTCACAGGCTGTGGTTACTGTGAAGAAGTTGTACAGGGATCCAGTGCAAGTTAAGTGGGGTAAACCCTCCATTTGGCTTAGCAACGCTGATCCTCGGAGTCAGCTGAGGTCATCAGTACATCACGCAAATGAGGGGAAGATGAGCGCTATCGAGAATGATATCGCGTGGTTGGAGGGAAATTGTCAATTTGTGTACATAGAGGACTCCATTATTTCTCATGCCAATACAGACTAGCTTCAGGGTTGAAGCTAAGCTGATCGCTAGAGGTGGAGCCGGTGCGAGCTAAGAAGAAATCGACTACGTAATAGTCTCCCATTCCTTGACGCCCTTGTGTGCTAAAGTTCGCGCCAACCTCGCCATCACCCCGCTCTTCATCGTCATAGACTAGGTTCTTGTTCATGGAGTGCCACTGTTTGTACGTGCGGGTGCAGCCTTCTTCATTGCCAGCGGCAATAGTTCGCACTCGGTCATACATGACCTTGATACGACTGGTATCTAGCGGGGCGCTATAGTAGTCGTTCCAATCGACGTTGGCGGTGCCTCGGAAAATCAACTCGGGGAGGGAGCCGATACCAGCCCAATTGGTGACTGATCGGCGCATACCACCGGGGGCGGTTTCGTTGAAGAGGAGGGCAGTTGACGTGGACAGGTTGAAAAGGTAGTCTCCTTTGAGAGTAAAGCAGACTCGTCTCCACATCCATGGCATGCCATTAGTGGTCTGGATACGGATGTTTTCGGCCAGGCCCCTCATGTAGCAAACTGTTGAGGTGCGTTCGGACCGATTGATGATGATGTTGGCGCCGCCACTGGCGTTGCTGAGGTCTCGGGCGGTGCAGACCCAGGGTAGTATGTACTGCTGGTTGCCAACTAGGATGGACGGATTGGTCGAGAAGGTGGTGCCACCACTCGGAGCAGCAGCAGTGACGTTACTATACGAGAGCATAGTATCACGCTTCTTTCGGCTGGTCGCGTTGAGGACGGACCTCTTCGACATTGGCCGTTTCCGGGTGTAGCGTCGCGTTTTCACGGTGTAGCGAGAGCGCCGTGCGGAAGGGCGTGCGCCTCGGGTGGACTTTCGATAAGTCCGGCGGGTTTTGCGGCGATAGCGGGAGTAAGCCATTTCGGTGTGTCATTGATTTGCAATCAACGTGGGAGGAACACAGGTATTTATAGTTGGGGGTGTGCCCTGTGTCCTGGGCTATAATATTAGTTTGCCCAGGACCCTCCGGGACACGCTT